CAATGAAAAGTTTTTTCTTACCGTTTTCTGTTGCTTCGGTAAGGTACTTAACATTTTCAATTGTTTCTGTAATCAGTTTCATGTTAGATACCTGTTAGTGCAGTAGTGTAGTTTGCAGTCTTGGACATTTCAATGATTGCGGTACCACCGGTTGCAATTGTAATAACAACTGTACCTGTGTTTGTGTTTGCAAGTGAGTGTCCAATTTCTGGAAACACCATGTCACCTTGTCCGTGTAATTGCAATACAGGAACTGCGTTGCGTGTAATAGTGATTGCACCATTGGTCGACCACATCACTCTTTTGATTGATGCAGCAGAAACAGTTTCGTTAGCGTCAACTGCTAAATTAGCAATGTTAACGGTAACTGTGCCTGGGTCAACCACACGAATGATTGATGGACCTCTAGTTGTATTGGTAATTTCGTATGCCATTTTTATCTAAGTCCCATTGATTTGCGTCTGTTCATCGACATTTTTCTTTTCAACATCGTGCGGCGCAGTTTAGCTCTTCTAGTTGTTTTCCATGAACGCTTTAATAAGCGTGCCTTCTTTAATCTTACATTTGCAGGAATTCTTTTAACGGTATTCCCAGAAATTCTATAACCTTTAATGCCAGAGCGTCTGCGGTTCTTTTGAACTACAATACGACCTTTGGCATTTCTTCTAATTCTTCGGCGAATCTTAGTGATTCTGCCTTGCTTGATGATGTTAGTATTTCTAGCTTCATCAATCTCCACTTCCTCAAAACGATCCTCAGCAACATACTTTTTTGCTTCTTGCAAACGAACCGATACAATAGCGTTTAGGTGCGCCTGAAGTGCATCTTTCGCTTCATCTAGTCTGTTCTCAAAAAGTAAATCTATAAATTTCATTTTGCCTTACTAAATGCAAAACTGGCAACTTTTTCAAAATGTGCAGGTGATTTGTGAACCATGTCTGCCAATTTCTTTTTATTCTCATCGTTCACTGCCTTGTGAACTTGTGTAATCGCAGAAGCCGTATAATGGTCTACCTTACGAGATTGACCATTACCAAATTTAACAGATTGTGCTTGTTTACCTTGGACAATCTTATGTAGTGTGTCCATTACCGACTCTTCCAATTCCTCTTGAACCTCTTCGGCTTGAATTGGTGAATTGATACCTGAACTGCTGTAAGGAATAGAGAAATACTTATCCAACTTTTGATTGTAATACATTGCAATCTTAGTCTTGTCTGGATACAAACGAATTGCTTTTCTCTTTAACACTAGAACAAAAGGAGGATCCTGAGGTAAATCAAGTGGTTCTTCCGTAAGTTCAAATGCCTCTTTTACTTCTTCGGTTTCTTCTCTAACAGCTTGTCTTGTTCTTTGAAAAACTTGTTTATTATTGGCAAGTAAGTCTACCATCTTATTAAACAAATTTCTCATAATCTCTCTATCAGCATTATTGAACTGTGGGCGTTCTTCTGCCATCTTGTCCAAAATGCGGTGAATTCGTGCAAGTTGTGCCTTATTGGCCAAACCTGCACGAACTAACATGTCAAACTTTGAATAGTCTGACTTTTCTTCTTCTACAAGGACTTTAAATTCTTGTAAAGATTTCATTACTCTGCCGTTTCTTCGTTACCTTGGACTTCTTCTTGTTCAGCGTCTTGTTCACCTGTAAACAATGTCTGAGCAATTTCAGTCTTTTTAGTATCTAATGCATCGAAAGCACGACCAGACAAAAGGTCGGTCAAATTTTCTTTTGCTTCTGCGGCGTTGCCATTGGCAACATTATCAATAAATGATTTAATATCCATAATTTCTCCTTAGCGCCTATTTAGTAGAGCAGCATATTTGTCAACTTCTGAATCTAACTGTGGTGTTGGTGATTCACTATTACCTTCATCCACGGTATTATCTTCAGGTGGGTATTGTTCAGGGTCAACCTGTGGTTCAGAACCTGGTGGCATTGTTGGTTGTCCAATACCTTGTTCTGCTTCTGAATCCATCTGTTTTTGCATTTCTTCAATTTCTTGGTCATCCATTTGCAGAACATTTTTCTTAACCCATTCAGCAGAATAGTAACGACCTAGATATGGGTCAACTGTTTGTAACAGACCCAATCTTTGTTGCAATACTTCTGCATCACGCATTTCGGTAAAGTTGTTATCTTTTACATAATCGTAATAGATATCTTCTTTGAAATCTCTCCACTCGTCTTTGGTGCAAATGCCTTTAAGAACTAATTGTTTCTCTAATGCATGGTCAAAGATTTGTGAAAACTTGTTACGCAGTCTAATAATAAACTTAGTAAACTTAACTTCATCACGGGTGACTTCAGAAGTTCTACCAATACCAATCATACCACCTTGTTGTGGTTCTAAACGACTGATAGGTACATTTAGAGACTGCAACAATTTTTGACGGAAGTATTTAACATCTTCCAATTCACCAAGGTTTTGTCCAGCAGGTAGTGTAGTGATTTCGGTACCTTTACCACCTTCACGGCGTGGTAACCAGAAATCTTCAAGCATAGACATGTGTTTACGGTCATCACGGATTTCTCCTGTTGATGCATCATAAACAACTTTGTTTTTATACTTAACCATCACATCTCGTAGGTATTGTTCTGCTTTACCTTTTGGTAAGTTACCCACATCGATGTAGAATACACGGCGTTCTGGTGCTCTTGATAGACGATAGATAACTACCGCATCTTCAACCATACGCAATTGGTTAAGTGGTTTAATTGCTTTGTGTAGATACGAAATAACAAATGTATTTTTCGCATCCATTAAACCTGAGTTTACATTGATAATCGCATCGGTTGCGATTCTTAAACCGGCATTGACTTGTGCCGAATATGATTGTGTTGCCGTTCCCTTATCCTGATATACAAAGTATTCAGCGATAGACTTGATGATGTTTGCACCAGTCTTAGGGTCTCTATCCTTGACAATCTCACGCACTTTACGAATCTTGCGTGGGTCAATATATCTTAACTCTTGTATACCTTCTTTTGGTTTAGATTCATCTACCACTACATGGTAGTAAATGCGACCATCGATATACCAGCGTTTGAATAAATCATCGGCAAGATTACCAAAGTTGAGAAGTTTTAAAATGTTCTCAAATTCTTCGTGGATTTTTTTCTTAACCGAATCTGGTTGTTTTAATTTGTCTGTTACAATGTTAACTGTTTTACCAGTTTCATCGTGTGTAATTGCTTCATTAACAATATCGTCAATTGCCATCTCTAATTCTGGATGGTTAGACATTTCACGATATCTTGTAATCAGTTCGAGCTCGTTACGAACCGCACCTTCTAAGTCAACATATGTACCGTAATAGGGATTAGATGCGATAGTAACCGCACCATCGTCCATTGCCTCAGTCGGCAAGGAGAATGATGGCTGCTGAGGAGGTTGTACCTGAACAACATCCTTGTTACCTAAGGTGAAACCAAAGAGTTTAATAGCCATTAAAAATCATCCTATAAAAATGAGAAAGGCCGAAGCCTTTCTCTTTACACAACACCGTCTGTTACTGATTCCCACCATTGATAGGTGAGAGTTACAGAAAACTCCTCAATTGAGTCATTTGAACCCCAATCCACATCGATAGGTGTGATATCGGTAGGGAAGAGTCCAACAAATTTATATTTCTTGAGAGTATTGCCTTGTTTACCATATTGAGTAACTTCACCGTCAACTGAATAACCTAAAGGTGCAAGTGCAACTGGATTACGGACATTAAGGTTGTGAGAGTTAATGCCGTTCATCCATCTTTCGAAAGCATTGCGAACTGAAAAATCTTCGTCATTGATAACGGTGATTGTCCAATCAGCGAATGTTCTGTTGCCAGCAAACTTTAATTCACGGCCAAAGTATTGCACTGGTACAACACCGATGGTTGCACCTGGCAATTGGGCAGTCTTACACATGAATGTCAATTTGGTTTGTGCATTTCCTGGCGCAGAGAACGCAGGAAATGGCATAGAGACCTCAAACAAATTAGGACGGGCACCGTCCCCTGTCATTTGGGCTCTAAAGTCGTTTACATTAAATGCCATTTATTTTCTCCTGTTCTCTATTTATTAGAACTTACCAACCACTTCATCGAAAGATACGCCTGTGCGAACTGCGACAAAGTTAAGTTGAATGAAGTTGATTGAGCGTGCAGGTTTAATGTAGATATCACCAACGAACTCGTTACGGTCGATAACTTCACCAGTATTGTTAGATTCATCACACACTACACGGAAGTCGGTAATACCACGGCGACCTTGAACATCACGCAAGAACGGTTCTACTAAAGCAACGAACTGAGCTCTTGTGAATTGGTCGTTGAATTCAAATAGAGAGTAACGAGCTGCACGAGCAATCGCTTTCTCTAATACAATGAATAGACGGCGAACATTGATGCGGTCAAACGCAGATGGTTTGCTTTGCATTGTCTTGTCACCAAACAGAACAGTACCTTCGCCTTGGAAAGTAACGACTGGGTTGATGCCTTTAACATACAATGTATCACGGTCAGTCTTAGTTGGATTCCATGCCAACTTGATTGTGTTTTTAAGGATACCACGATTCAAACCACCTGGTGAATACCATGGGTCTCTTTCTTGGTCGGTACGAGCGCATAGACCTGCGATATCACCGTTACATGGGATCCAACGATATACATCATTGTATTTGTCATATTGATACTTCCAGTTACCATCGATAACGGCATAAGAAGTAGATGTTAATGAATCACGGAATGTAACAGCAGCAGATGCTTCGCTACCAGCATTGTTAACAACAGATGCTTTAGTTGGTGACAAGAACACAACGCAGTCTTTACGGCTTTCTGCCATGCTAATCAAGCTAGTAGCAACAGTTGCGTTACCTGGACCAGAGATTAACAATGAAATGTCAACAGAATCAGCGTTAGCGAATGAATCGTAAGATGTTACCACATTGGCAGTAGAAACGGTACCATCTGCACCACCAGAAAGTGATACTGACACATTGGCAGTTAAGTTTGCAAATGCGGTAGATGTTGCGTTGTTACCCCAAGCTTCGTTTGCGTTTACGCCTGTTGGGTGGTCCATCCAGTGAATATACTTAGAAGAAGTTGCAAGAACATTCTTGTAGTATGTTGAATTGCCGCTGTCATCTCTTGCATCGGCTGCTTTAGAAGCAAATGGGAATACTTCAAGGACTTGTCCTCTAGTACCAGTAAATTTACCATCTTCGTCAACAACAATCACATGCACTTCGTCAAATGTACCACCTTTGTTAGCGGTGTATGTAGATGTTGAAGGTGCAGTAGTGAAACTTGATGCATATGACCAAGTTGCAAAAGTGTTGGCGTCTGCCATTGACACTTTTAATGAGTTACCGATTGAACCAGGATAGCGTGCCGCAAATGGGCCAACAGATGCCTGTCCAGTTGAATAGTTTTGTTCCCATACATCATCGTTCTTAATCAGAAGAGCAGTACCACTTGCAACAGCATTGCGAGTGTCTGCGACTGATACCGCACGGACGATTTTGAGAGTGTTTGTGTAAGCTAGGAAGTTTGCTGCTGAGAACCAGTATTCATAATTTGTTGAATCAGGTTTACCAAATCTGTCTGCAAGACGAACTTCGTCAGAAATAGTAATGATTTCACCGGCTGGACCCCAAGCAAACGGCCCCGCAAATGCGCCAATGCTAGTGGCGACTGAAGGTACAATTGTAGTCAGGTCGATTTCTGATACATTTACACCAGGTGAGAGCTGAAATGCCATGGATTTCTCCTTTTGTTATAGGATCGAATTCTTTTTTTATAGTCTATTTAGTTTTTTAGAAGTTTGAGGATAGGTAACCTCTTTCAGTCCAAACATCACCAGAATCAACTATGACTTCTTCTCTACGACCGTCATCAATAATACCGACTGGAGTTAGTTCTTCCTCTCCTAGTAAATTTTGTTCCTCTAGGAGTACCTTACGAATATCTATGTTTGTTGAATCTTTGAAGTATGATTGTGCAGTTAACCAAGAAAACAACACTAATCCCATCACCAAATCGTCATTGTTACCTTCTTCCGCTTCGTAAGAATCTCTCACACGGACAAAGGTGTTCATTTCGGCAATAGTGTCAAAGTCTCTGACTATTAATTTATCGGACTCGACAAGTGTTTTTAAGTTAGCACATCCTATCTTTTTCACAGATTTTGTGGTCTTAATACCAAAATTGGTAGACCGTTTGAAACCACCAGAGATTGTCTGACCTTTAATATGGTGGTGTTCCAACTTATAGATGTTTTCATATTCCAAATCGTAGTGTAAAATATCCACTACTTGTTGACCAATGTTATTAGTCTCAATCAAAGCATATGCTTCGTTATATCTTTTTGCAACCGAATAGATGACAGTTGGAAAGAATAACAAAGGCAATTTATTATTTCTATATTTAGCGACTTGTTTATATGGTGCCTGTGTCACATCAAGGACATTAATTGTTGAATAGTCCTGATTGACACCTTCGGAACAGTCTACCGTGGCAATATACAAATGACCTGGAACAGGTTCTTCATATACATCGAAACATTCTTCCTGTCTGATTGGGTCAAAGAACGCCAGACTTCTGAGTTTAGCACCAGAAATAAGTGTTGCCGATGAACCAATAAACTCAGTTTCAAACTCTTGTCTGAACTGTTCTTCGGAAGTGTTTCGTATTGTTTCTTCTTTCCATGCCTGGTCTCTGCCAGGTACCATTGACCAATGAACTTCAAGTGGTTTGTATGTTGAACGACCTTCTGTCGCATCAACCCACATCTTATAGAAGTGGTTCAGACCATATGGTGTGGAAACGATAATAACTTTTGTTGTTTTACCAGATGAGATAACTGGATAGGTAGATGTGAAGAATTCATCTGCCATATTCTTAGGAACGAAAGCAAATTCGTCTAAGAAAATTAAGTTGTAAGAACCACCACGAACACCTGCAGCAGATGTTGCATATGCGGCAATCTTAGACTTGTTTTCTAACTCAATGTTACCTTTGTTCCAAGTAATGATACCTTGTTGTAACCAGAGTGGTAGATATTCATATGCGTATTGGATACGACCTAAAATGTCCCGTGCTAACGAACCTTTGTTAGCGAGAATTGCAATACTGTAATCATCTTGGAATAAAACTGACCAAAGCATGAAACCGACAGTAGTAGTTGTTTTACCAACCTGTCGAGGCATCTTTGCAATACAGAAACGATTGTCTTTGAAAGTGCGAACCATGTCCTCTTGGAATGGCCACATTTCAAATGGGACAAGACCTCTATCCACATTGACAATTTTTACATATGTCTTAATGAAATAGACCGGGTCTTCGGTACATTTTATAATTTCGGCAACTTGTTCTGCGGTGTAGGAGATTTCTACACCGGTTCTTTTTAAGTTTG